AGGTTACGCTGTCCCCGAAAACCGTGGGCGCGTACTCCGACATCAGCCGCAAGCTGTTGCTGCAATCCTCCCTCGATGTCGAGGCCTTTGTCCGCAACGATTTGGCCGCCACCCTGGCCCTGGCCATCGACCTGGCTGCCCTGAATGGTTCCGGCTCATCCAACCAACCGACCGGCATTATCGCCACCTCCGGCGTGGGCGCGGTTGACCTGACCGGCGGCATCTCCTGGGCCGATGTGGTTGAGCTGGAATCGGACATCGCCACCGCCAACGCCGATGTCGGCAGCATGGGCTATCTGACCACCGCTGCCCTGCGCGGCACCATGAAAACCACGCTCAAGGCATCGGGCGTGTCCGGCTACCTGTGGGAAGGCGCTGACAGCGTCAACGGCTACCGCGCCATGGTCTCCAACCAGATCCCGGCCGGCAAGATCGTGTTTGGTAATTGGGCCGACCTCATCATCGGTATGTGGGGCGCGCTGGACATCACCACCGACATCTACACCGGCAGCACCTCCGGCACCGTCCGCGTGGTCGCCCTGCAAGATGTCGATGTGGCCGTGCGTCACGCCGCCAGCTTCTCGGTCGGCGCTTAATCGAGGCCGCGATGCTGATCCGCATCACTTCCAGCGTCATCACCTCGCAGGGCATCGCCCATCGCGGGGTGGCGGTCGACTTGCAAGACGCCGAGGCCATCGCCCTGGTTCGTATGGGACGCGCTGTCCCGTGCGAATCGGCGCCGCCGGTCCCGGAACACCGCGAGTCGACACCGCCGGTCGTGCGGCGGGGCCGCAAAAAAGCCGAGAGCGTGACAGAGGCGAGCGATGGCGCTGACTGAAGATTACGCGCCCTTTTTCGTCGACTTCGGGGTGACAGCCACCCTGTCGTCCGGCGCTGAGGTGCGCGGCATTTTCGACAACGGCTTCGTCGACGCCTTCGGGGTATCGGAAACGGAAAAGGCCTTCACCGCCGCCACGGCGGAGGTGTCGGCCTTGGCCTATGGCAACACGGTGACGATCAGCGGCACGGCCTACACGGTCGCTGAACTGCAACAGGATGGCACGGGCATGACCCGCGTGAGGCTGAAATGAGCCTGCGTGAGGATTGCCTAGCCGCCATCCAGACCGTCCTCGTGGCGGCGGGGGTGGCCAGCGGTCGGGTGTATCGCACCCGGCAAGAGGCCATCGCCACCTTGCCTGCCGTGGTGATTGAACCACAGCGGGACGAGGCCGAACCCGTCACCCTGGGCCGTGACGACCATCGCCTGACCGTGAGTATTCACGCCATGGCGCGGGGCGACACGCCAGACACCGCCGCCGATGCCACGCTGGCCTTGATTACCAGCACGCTCACCGGCAACCGCACGCTGGGACTGTCCGGCGTCGAGTTGTTGGCCGGGCATTCGATTGATTGGGATTTTCAGGACTTCGACCTCGCCCGCGCGACGATGTCCTTCGTGTATCAGTTGCGCGGGAATTTTTAAGGAGATTGAACCATGGCTAACCATACTGGCATCGACGGCACCGTCAAGATCGGCTCAAACGCCGTGGCAGAGGTGCGCAGCTTCAGCATCAAAATGTCCGCCGAAACNATCGAGGACACCACCATCACCGACACCGCCAAGACCTTGTGGCCGGGCAGACCTCATGGTCGGCCGATGTATCCTGCTTTTGGGACGAGACCGATACCAGCGGCCAGGGCGCGATGACCGCCGGCAGCTCGGTGACGCTCAACCTCTACCCCGAAGGCGCCGCCTCCGGCGACACCTATTGGACCGGCAGCGCCATCGTCACCTCGATGGATGTCNCCACCCCGACCAACGGCCTGATCGAGGCCAGTTTCTCGGCCCAAGGTTCCGGCGCGCTCACCAAAACCACGGTGTAAGCCATGGCCAATCCAATCCTGGATCGTGCCCGCGCGCATTACACCGCGCGCGGAGTGCAAAGCATCGAGGTGCCGGAATGGGGCGAGGCGGGCAAACCGCTGATCCTCTACTGGACCCCCATCACATTGTCGGAGCGGCAACGCATCGTCAATCGTGTGCGCGATTCTCAAACCTTGGAGGCGATGGTTTACGCCATCATCATCAAGGCGCAGGACGCGCAAGGTGAAACGGTGTTTAGTGTGGAAGATAAACACGCCCTGATGAATAGTGTGGACGCGGCGATTGTCGAGCGGATCTCCGGGGCCATTCTGGCCGCGCAGTCCGTGGAGGAAGCCGAAAAAAACTAACCGACCATCCGGAGCTGTTCGCCATGTACAACCTCGCTGAAGTGCTGCACAAAACGGTCGCAGAAATAAGCGAGATCACCGCAGACGAATTCGCCGGATGGATCGCCTACTTTGCCAAGAAAGAGACTAATCGTGGCGAGCGTGAATGAAGTCCTCATTAAACTGTCGGCCGACTCAGCCGCCCTGGTGGCCGGCCTCAATAAAGGTCAAGACGCACTGGCCCGGTTTGATGCGGGCGTGTCCAAGGTCCGCGCCGGATTAGGCCTTCTTGCTGGCGCCTTAGGTATTGGTTCGCTTGCCAGCTTCGCAAAGGCAACGATTGATGAGGCCGATGCGCTAAATGACCTCTCGAAACGGACCGGCGCGTCCGTTCGCGATCTTGCCAGTCTAAAGCTCGCCGCCGAGCAAAATGGCACATCCCTGGACGCTTTGGCAAAATCCATGGGCAAACTCAATTTGAGTTTTTCTCAAGGGATGAACGGCAGCAAAGAGCAGGCCGAATCGCTTAATAATCTCGGCATTAAATCGAGCGATGCAAAAGAGCGTTTTTACCAACTGGCTGACGCCTATGTGAAGTCCGGTGGTAGCGCAGCGATTCTTTCCGATATTCAAAAGGTACTCGGCAAGTCCTACTCGGAGATGGTCCCGCTATTGGAGCTGGGCGGTAAAGGTTTGCGCGAAATGGCCAATGGGTCCAAGGCCTACGCTGACCAGATGGCGCGGATGGCCCCGCAAGCCGATAGGCTTAATGACCAACTTGCGCTGCTGAAACAGAACGCAAGTCTCGCGTCATCCGCGATCCTGTCCGAGCTTATCCCGTCTCTAAACGAATGGATTGCGGTCGGCATTGAGGTCTCACAAACCGGCGACTGGCTAGACAAACTCCGATTCTTTGCGCTGGGCAATGCCTCTGACGAAATGGTCGAGAAGGTGCGCGCAGCGCAAAAAGCACAAGAAAAAGACAGGCAGGCCGCCGAGCGGACCGCCGCCAATAGAAGATTGCAGGCAGAAGCCGAGGCAAAAAATCGCGCTGCCGCCGAGGCCGCTCGAAAGAAGCGCATTGCGAATAGGGACGCTGAATTTGCCTTCGCGATGGAGACCGAGGATAAGCGCCAAACGCAAGAGCTATCGAATATCAAACAGTTGATGGCTTTGGAAAATGAACGCACCCAGGCCTTTTTGGATGATTGGGCGCGCAAAGACGCGCTGATGGCGCAGCAATGGGACCGCGAGGAGGCGCATGGCGAGCGCGTCAAAAAAATCACCAAAGAGCTATCGGCCGCGCTTACCGAAAAAGGCATCATGCCGCGCCTGGATGTTTATGCCCGCGCCAATGAGCAAACCGAGGCCTTCTTAAAACCCATGCGCGAGCAAGTTTATGCCCTGGAGGGATCTCCCGAATGGGCCGCCATCCTTGAGGCATGGAACGCGCTGTCGAAGGCCGCCTATCAAATGAGTGACACCGAGGCCGCAATGGAGGCCCTTGGCAAGGTTGAGGCCGAACGGCAAAACCGCTTATCGGTGCTGTCTGCCGAGCGGACCGCTGGGATTAAAGGCGAGACAGACGCACACAATGAAGGACTCGCCATCAATCGCACCGCGCTAGATGGAATGCAGGCGCATATCGACAAACTCAAAGCACTAGCGACCACGGGCTATCCGCCAGCCATTGAGGCGATGCGTAAATATCAGGCCGTCCTGATTGACCTCAAGAATCAAGCCACCGACAAGACTTGGATGGACGGCATCACGCAAGGCCTAAAAGATTACGCTGGCCAGTTTAACGACACCTTCAGCTCCGTGCGTAACGCAACAATCGGCGCTTTCAAGAGCATGGAGGATGCGCTCGTGTCCTTCGTGATGAAGGGCAAGCTCGACTTCAAATCCCTGGCCAATTCCATCGTTGCGGACATGATCCGCATCCAGATCCAGCAAAACATTACTCGGCCATTAGCCACTGCGATTGGGTTTATGACACCCTGGGCGCAAGGTGGCGTCCCCGGCGGCCCAGGCCTTTCCACCTGGCGCAACACCGTTGTCAGCCGCCCGACC